CCAGACTGTTAAGCGAAAAGGACCCGGAGGTCCTTTTCTCAGTGCTCGCGTTGATAAGGTATATTCCCACGAGCCCCGCCCCAGTGCTTCCTGCTGTATCGCCTACAGCGAGCCCTTACCACTTGCTGGATTTGGTGCTGGGTTCGGCTGATATACGGATAGTCTAAGACTATTCCTCACAGTGCCGTCCGGCATCTCGCAGGCAGCAAGCCCCTGATGCTTTCCCCACTGATATATCACTCAGCCTACAGTTTCAATTGGTGGGCCCCCCGTGAGTCGAACACGGCACCAATGGATTATGAGTCCACTGCTCTAACCAACATGAGCTAGAGGCCCTACACTAGTAATTATACAGTCACAGGCCCAGTTCGCTCAATGGAAAATAGTTCCAATCACTCAACAAGACGGGCGTTAGATCCATCTTTGATCTGCGAATAAACCACTTGTCACGATGTATATCCAGCCCGTCTACGATGTTGGCATACACACTATCGATCAAGTACAAGCTACTGGCACCTTCTATAACCTTGAGCCAGTCCAGTGCGCGATCAGTGACACCTTCCCGTATCTCTACCACTTGATAACCTGCGGCTTCCGCTTCACTAAAGTCTAGATCCAACCGCCGATCACTGCCCTCTAGGTGTATGACGATATAACGCTGATGATTGCGTACCACCTGCTTGTATACCCTGGCCTCTGCAGCGGGGTCACGCTGTATACACTCGGCCAGTCTCTGCTTGGCCTTAAATGGCACTCCGGCACGAGCATACTTGTATTGATCGAACTTGAGTATGGGAAACAGATCCGGATCACTCAGTTGGGGCATGTTGCTGAGGTACTGATATAAGCATACATGTTCACTTACTCCTGCAGCAGTCAGTGCCTGTTCAGCACCAGCATAAAAGAACTCCCCTCTGGGATCAACAGTCAAAGGTAGCCAATTGACCCAAGGAGCACAAGCAGTCATAGTCTTCATGAACTGCTCACATATGGGCCAGTAGACTGTCTTACCCTGTTCCCTATAGTGTAGAGCGATGGGCAGGGCAATAAAGAGATCACCAAGTCCTCGGCTCTGTATGATACCTATCCGATCTGAGCTAATGTCCGTTAGGCTTTTATATAAGTTAATATCTGTTCTTTCCATATGTTTTTCTTATCTATTACAGCGGGGTCTTGTGCATGCATGCACCGAACGAGATCCATCATTACCGGTTACTTGCGATCCCTGATCTTGTAGTAAACAGTCTTGGCCACAAACACTGTGATGAACCCAATGACAAAACTCTTTAGTATGCGTAACATGTTGACTCCTATTTGCTGTGTATGTAGTTATTATACACGCATCTAGTGGTTTTGTCAAGTGAATTCATACTGTGTACAGCGGGGCCACTGTGAAAAACTGTGAATCTACGGTGGAGATTCTGGCTCAAAAGGCCTGGAAAAACCGTGAAAGATGCTGGAAATGGTTAGAAAACGTGGCATTTATGCTGGAAATTTTAGGTAAATCTTTTTCCAATGGCGGTGGTGATGAGAGGTAATGCTCAAATACTCTCCCACCATATTCCACTGTGGTCTCAGGTATTTCCACTATAGTCAACTATAATTCACTATAGAGTTTATCATCCCCCAGTAGCCAGCATTCTTTACAGCGGGGTCTGTACATGTATAACTATCTGTATGCGAGCACATGACCTAAACACCACTACACCATTCATAGCAGGATGGTACTCAGATGATCACAGTCTAATCGATAGTTTACTTGACTATACTGAGACTAGTCTGGATCGTAGCGCCGCTGTCAGCAGTAAGGGTCATGTCAATACTGCTGTTAAACATGGATGGGACAGTCGTTTGGATGTCCGTGTTGATCTACATGCTCAGTATAAACAGCATCTTCAATCTGTGCTTGATCACTATATAGCGTTATATCCCTATTCAAATCGTTATTCAGCTTTTGATCTAGAGTATCCTGTACTGTGTCAACACTATCCTGTGGGTGGTGGTTATAAAGTATGGCATTGTGAACGTGCATCAAAAGGACATGATTCAGCTCGTCATTTGGTCTTTATGACTTACTTAAATGACCTAGCAGATGGCGGTACTCAGTTCCTACATCAGAACTTATTGGTAAAAGCTGAGCGAGGTTTGACTTTGATATGGCCCGCGGATTGGACGTTCACACACCGAGGGCAGATATCACAAACGAGCGAAAAAATGGTTGTAACAGGGTGGTTGCGTTATGTATAATGTGCACATGGGGTGACTAGCAATCAAAAGCAGTTATACACTCTGTAAAAATTTTCGCTGAGGGTTCGCCCACTCACTGGGCTATGGATAATTAACGCATGTTCAGATTCAATCAACTAGGGCAGATACACCTAGAAATTACCAATCGCTGTCAAGCCAGCTGTCCACAATGCGCCCGTACTGGCCCTGGGGGTAGTGTCAATCCCAGGCTCAAGCTCGCTGATTGGACATTGGATCAGTTTAAACAGATCATTTCGCCAGAAGTTTTGAGTCAGATCCAGCACTATTACTTCTGTGGGAATTATGGGGATCCTCTGCTGAATGGTCATTTGATTCCCATGATTGAGTACAGTCGCGAGGTCAATCCACGGGTCCGCACCTGTATCTATACCAACGGCAGCTTGCGATCACCTGAATGGTGGCGCCAGTTGGCCCGGGCCTTGCCCCCAAATCATCGGGTGATTTTTGGCATCGATGGCTTGGCTGACACACATGCCGTCTACAGGGTGGGCACTGATTTTGATCGTGTCGTGGCCAACGCACAGACATTCATTGAGGCCGGGGGTCGTGCCGAATGGGCCTTTATTCGATTCCGGCACAATGAACATCAAGTGGACAGGGCACGTGAGTTGGCTGGCCAAACGGGCTTTGAGGCCTTTACCATGAAGGACAGCGGCCGCTTTTGGTTGGATCTAGAGTGGCCCGTCAAGGATCGTGCGGGTCATACACAGGCCACTTTAGAACCCAGCAGGCACACGGCCATTCGCTTTTTTGATCGACAAGCGTTAAAAAGCTATCAACAGGTGGTCAAGAGCACGGAGATAGCCTGTACTGCCCGGGCTTCACGAGAAGTCTACATTGACGCACATGGGCAGGTATACCCCTGCTGTTTTTTGGGCATCGTGCCCGATAGCCCCCTGCTACATCCGGAATTTGCTCCAGTACAGGAACACATGTTAGGGGAGCATGCAGCCTTGATGGCGGCGCTGGGCGGTGAGCAGGCCTTGAACGCACACCATCGCTCCATAAAGGACATCATTGAGAGTCCAGCTTACCAAACCATATGGGATGGCTTTTGGCAGCAGGGTCAGCTGACCACCTGTGCGGGACATTGTGGAGTCAACACACCCATAAGCAGGCCCGAAGAAATGTTTGTGGAACGCACCAGTCTGGCGGCCAGCTGATCACTGGTTCTGGTTTGATAATAAACCTTCGACTCGTTGGATCTCCAGCTGTAGTTCAAATATTGCGTTGAGTAGATCGTTTGAAGGCGAGTGCTTGTAGGCCAATTCCATCTCCAGTAGATCTTCTTTGAGTCTTAGGTATCGTTCGTTGAGTAGCATCGAGTATTTATGGGCTGGTTGACAGGGCTGAGAAAAAATGCTATTATATACGTAGTTATTGCTAAAACTGGTAAAAACTGTGCCGTTTCGTGCCTGTTTTTATCTTTATAGGCATAACTATTATGTCCACTCGAACTTAAACTAGAAAAAGGAGGTCTTTATGACTGAGATTACACTAGGTAAGGTAGAGCGTGATCTAGAACTAACTGCTATCTTCAGCAGGTTCTTTTTGATCGTTCTCATGATCTCGGCATTGACTTGTGCCGGATCCTTGCTAAAATGGGCTGTGTCCCAAAAGTTAGCCCAGACAGAAATTGTAGAAGCGTCGGCCATCACAGCCGCTGTGCGTGATCGACAACTACAGTGTTTGGCTAAAAATATATACCACGAAGCCGGAGGTGAACCTTTTGAAGGCAAGGTCGCTGTCGCACAGGTCACTATGAATCGTACACAGAGCGGGCAGTTCCCCGAAGATGTGTGCAAGACCATTTACCAAAAGAACATAGTATACGAACGGGTCGTATGCCAGTTCTCATGGGCTTGCGACCGCGACACAGGAGTACGGCCCATGAACAAGGCTGTCTATGAAGAATCAATGGCCGTGGCCAAAAAGGTTCTGCTGGAAGGCTTTCGCTTGCCCAGCTTGAAGGATGCCATGTACTTTCATGGCGATTACATCAACCCCGGATGGAAGCGTGAACGGATCGCCCACATCGGACGCCACATCTTTTACAAGTAAGGACAGACATGCGTAGAGAAATTTTAACAGCCCTAGCGGCCATGCCCCGTTGGATTTGGTACTTCCTCCGTGATCATCTGGGGCGTGTGTCAAGCCATACCCTGGGTTGGATTACCATTGTACTGCTACACCTCAGTAGCGTACCCACCCTGATAGCCGTGCTCATGGCGCAATCGGACAAACTACCCCCAGTGGACTTGATGGTGTTTGTTTGGTCAGCCCTGATCACCCTGTTCTTCAAGGCCTTGATTGAAAAGAACTTCCTGTACATTGCCACTATCTGTATTGGCTTTGCCGCACAGACAGTTATTATGAGTTTGATTCTATTCAAATAAATAAAGTAATGCGTATACAAGAATTACTAGAAAAAACAGACCCAAAGATCTGCCGTAGCCCCAAGCGTCTTGGACGCAGTGATCACAGCTCATGTGTGTCACAGGGGCTACGTCCCCATCAAAGCAAGGGCAAAGGCCACACAGATGGCCACGGTAATTACGTCAAGGGTAAGAAAGCCAAGTCAGTACACTACGGCGGCGCAGTCAAAGACTACGACAGCAAGTAGCCACTCCCATAAATATCTTCACTAAGGAGATACTTTGCACGCATTGATATTCACGGGTATGCCCCGTAATAATAAAAACCATCTTGAACATCATAGAGCCGCTGGTGCCTATAGGTTAGCCACGTATCTTAGACGGCAGGGTTGGGACATTGAAATATTGGACTTCCTGGAAAGTTGGACCTTAGAAGAACTCAAAGAGTATGCCCAGAGCAGGGTTAACTCAAAGACTCAGTGGGTAGGCTTTGGTGCCACATTTCCTGTATGGAATCCTGTGATAGCAGAATTCCTAGCATGGGTCAAGACCACTTGGCCCCATATAACCATCATAGCAGGTGGTGCTCAAAGTCACATGTATCGTGGAGCCGATTGGTACGTATATGGATTTGGTGAGAGAGCCGTAGAAGCCCTACTGAAACATCTGGCAGGTACCCTAACTGAACCCTTGAAGTACCGATTGGGGCCTAATGGTAAGAAAGCTATCTATGGCAACTCGGACTATCCCAGTTATCCAATGGCAGATCTCAGTATAGTCTACGAAGATCGGGACTTTATCAAAGCTAACGAAACACTGGTAACTGAGTTAGGTAGAGGATGTAGGTTTAAATGTAGTTTTTGTAATTTTCCAATATTAGGTGTTAAAGAAGATCACACACGATCTGCTGATAATTTTAGAGATGAACTACAGCTTAACTATGACAATTGGGGTGTGACTAACTATATGCTAGCAGATGAAACTGTCAACGACTACACGGAAAAATTGATCAAGTTCTCGAATGCTGTGGATCAATTAAACTTTCGCCCCACCCTTAATGGTTTTGCTCGAGCAGACCTTTTAGTATCTCGTCCTCAAGATTGGGATATTATGATACAGATGGGATTTGTTGGTCATCATTACGGAATAGAATCGACCAACCCCGAAACGCTAAAGCTGATAGGTAAGGGCATGCATCCAGACCGCCTACTACCGGGACTCTTGGCTGCTAGACAGTACTTTAAATCTCACTCTCTATATCGAGCTACTATGAGTTTGATAGTAGGGCTTCCAAAAGAAACTCCGGAAACTTGGCAAAAAACTAAAATGTGGATCCTTAAGAATTGGAAAGGAGATAGTTCTGTCACCTATCCTTTGTTTATTCCGGCAGAAGGAGAAACACAAACTCCGTCACTACTAACCGAACATTGGTCCAAATATGGATATCGAAAGCTAGATACCAATTATTTTGATCAAGTGAGTCAGTATATCAAAGACAATGGATCGACTAAAAAGCTTCAAGATTCTATATATCTAACTGCCGATCTATCTTCAAAAGATTCTGGTATGAATTGGGAAAACGATCATTGGAGTCGACTGTCTGCTACTGTAGAAGTAGGAAATTGGTTACATACCTATCAAGATTATAATACTCCGGATATCTGGAGTATTGGGCAATGGTTTTTGGCCACACACAGACCACGAGATTTTTTTAATAATAAAAATAATAAAGAGATTCAAGGCGAGTTCTATAGATCTACAGGATTAATAGCCGATGCCAAACATGATGTCGTTACCAAAGAGTATATTTTAAATAAACTAAATTGGCGAGATGGTTCAGGAACATCGGCTCCTATAAAAATTAAAAAGTCAAACACCCGGGTCTAACAGCTTCCATACGTTTTCGCTGATTATCTGTGGAGCCCATCTTTCAAATGCGCCTTCTACGTGTTCAAAGTAGACAAAGTTTTGCCAGCATTTTTGTACGGGCCAAGGACAAGTTTGTATAAGTCCTGGACCTTTGCGGAATCCTGGTACAGCATCTAGCATGGCCCGAGAAAATACCCTGTTCCAATAGCCTTTAGTAGACTTCTTATCGCGTGTCTGCATGGCTACAAAGTAAGCATCAAATTTATGATGTTGATCTAAAGGCTTGATAATATGTTCGTGATACATCTTAAGGCCTTGTGTTAGCACAGAGACACTATGATTAACACGGAACTTAGGGAATAGATATTCTCTATGTAGATGTCTAGCTATGTTGCTAGGATATCTACCATCATTGAACAAGCCGGCCATGCCTGCAGGCTCACCAGAAGCCTTGTGGAATACTACAGAGTATCCACGATGCTTTTCTATAATTAAATTTTCCGGAAGGTATATGTCACGTAGCCAGTTGTCTGTTTCGGATAGGCATAGCTCTCGAATTTCTTCAAATTCTGGGCAAGTCTCCCAATAGATCTTGTGATAAAAGTTGTTGGGATCGAAAAAACTCATGGAAATATTTATAGGCGTTAAATAGCGTTATGAACAAGACTGAACAAGAACAATTCGTGAAGACACTTCTCGATAACTTTGAAACTATTCGAGCAGAGTGGCTTGCTTCTAAAGATAAAAAGACTGTGGCCATTCCCACCTGGACAGGCGAAGTCTCCGAATCTTGGAGAGGAATGCCGCTTTGGTGGGATTACAAAGCATGGAAAGTCTATCAAAAATGGTGTCCTAAAACTACTGAAATGATTCGCAATGGTCCTTGCCATCGTGCTTCGGGTTGGTTAAGTCTAGAGCCGCATACAGCCAGTCCTGTACACAATCATGTTAACTGGGGTAAACGTCTTGTATTCCAACTACCTATCATAATTCCAGAAGGCGATACCGGGTTTGATATAGAAGGCACAGTACATAGATGGACAGAAGGTAAGCCTTTAGTTTTTAACGGTGCTCTAACACACTTTGGATTTAATAATACAGATCAACAACGTGTTATATTTGTATTAGAGTTTGATGCTGATATATGGGCTGACACACTTAGCCCATATATGGTTTAAGTAAGTCTATTAAAATAAACTCTATCAATCCTGCTTTCCTCGCCACAGATAGATGAGCAATAGGCCAGTTTACCGTCTTTGACTCTTTTCTTTTCCCAAGAGTCGGCAAATACTCTGTTTAGATGTCCAGCTTCTAGTATTTCTTTAAAGCTATGCTTGTTTAGATCAAAATGGTCCCATCCATAATCATTCATATGTTTGTGCATCTGTAAAGATTGTACATCTTCATAAACACCATTTATGTGCGTACCTACATAACAGCAAGGTAACACTCTACCGTGGTTGTCAATGAATACTTCTTTTCCACCCCACTCTTTTAGAGCTTTACACTTTATTTGATTAGTGTCAAGCTGATTAAAATTGTTAACGGCAATTTTGTCATAGACATTTTCTACTCGTTGTTGGTAGTCGTCGTCTGATTTGCTTTGTTTAAGATTTCGATAATCTTCTATCTTAAATTCTCTAAACTTAGCAGGTGTAAACCCTACAGGATTTTTTAAGTTTCGAAGTTCTGGATTGTTAGGAGCTTCAATGAAGTAATCTAATTTACCTTCTCTAGTTAATGCTGGTAAAGGTTTTAAACTTCTTCCATCATCAACACCTAATGCGGCTTTGGGTATAAACATTTTGAAACCCATCTCCTCTGACATCTTACGAGCCTCATCTATCTGATGTTCGTTATGTTCAAAGATTAAATATTCCCAGGCAGCGTTGCCCCCTGCGCCAATAAACGCTTTGATGTTGGCCGTTAGTTTATTCCAGTCAACATTTCTCCTGTATAGATGATTAGTATCTTCTAACCCATCTACACTGAATATGACTCTCCAGCAGTCCATACTAAGTTCGTTTCGATTGGCAAATACTTTGCCTAGCGTTGTCCACCATTCGGGATTACGCATTCCTCCATTGGTATGTATTTGAAGAACAAACTTATCTGAAGTATTTGATTGTATATACTCGCAGATTTCTACGAGATCGCTGGCCATACAAGGATCTCCGTGTACTCCGCAGAACAGTATCTTAACTAGGGGATTTAAAATTTCAGGAGGAAAATAATTTTGAAACTTTTCCAAAGTTATCTGATCAATTTCTAAATCTGGTCTGACCAATGGAGAGTTTTTATAAAACCTTACACACATGGGACATGCGGCATTACAGGCATTGGTCAATTCAATATGCAATTGTTTTAGATCGCTCACATTCCAAAAGTCAATCATTTCTTATATCCTATAATATTGGCAAACTCTGGAAATATCTCCGCATAGTCTTGATTTCTATAAACATCACTAGCTCTTATACTGTCAATCAAGGCATTCCAATCTGTTTCGTTATATTCACCACCTTCAATGAATCCTATTATTCCTGGAATTTTATGCCAGTAACTTTGATAGTGACTTGGAAATGAGTTAATTTTTTCAATTACCTGTACCTTTACATTCTCTGGCATTATAGATATATTGAAATGATTAGGAAAATGTACAAGGTTCAGATATACACCAAAACTACTGTAGTTCCTATGGTGCTCTAGTAGTATCTCCGGTAGCTGATAAACATTAAGGGCACTTAGAGTAATACACCATCCTAAAAATACATTAGGATTAGAGTCTCGAAACTCCTCGGCCCTGGTCATGTTTTCTGTTACAACATTCCAGTCAGACAAGTATCGCATAAATTCAAATTGTTTACCAATACCATCTATACTAAATTGAACACTAACTCGTCTAAAGTGTTTAAAGATTTCAACCTCTTCGGGCCAGAAAGATCCGTTGGTAGCATAATTTAATTCTATGTCTTTAGCATACCCCTTTTCTACAGCAACTCGTAGGACATGCCACATCTTTTTACTCATGAATGGCTCACCTCCGTAAAAGTCTAGCTGTCTAATAGTAGGTAAGTGTTTTTCAAAGTCGGGCCAAAAACTACTATCTTCGGCATAGGTTTTATGAAATTGTTTTACTTCTTCACCGTAACTTTTCTTATCAATTACTTTGAAATATTGTATGTCATAGGCTTCTTTAACCCATTGACTGCTAGAATGAGGTCCGCATGTTCTACATCTTAGATTACATTCGTTGCCTAAGTTTAATTCTAAATACGATATACCTTTGTAAGGAACACCTCCGGAAACTATCATGTTATGATACTTTTCGTTATCTCGTGTTCTTTTACTTTCCTTGCCTCCGTCTTCTTCTTGCCAACATCTTGTACACCCCGGATTTCTTACGCCATCTTCAATGTCTTTTCTCAGCTGTATCAAATCCGGTTGTTGGAAGCAATCTGAAATAGACAAATCGCCTAGTTTTTCTTTTAATGGCGCTTGCCTTCTGTACATACAGCAAGCTCGGGTCTCTCCGTTATTACTGGCTTGTAGAGAATGGTATGCGTTTACACACCATGTTTGGCTCATTTTATTAGTTATTTGTCCCATAATTTTCTTTGTTTCTCTATATATTTAAAATCGTGTATCTTTGTAAAGTCCATGTTAGGTTTAAATTTTATACACTTAGACATGCTAGTGTTTTTAGTATGAACAATATCAATTCCGCATTCTTTAATCATATTATACCAGCATTCCTCTGTATGTAAAAAAAACGGAAATGATGATGCTCTCCATTTTTGTTTAAGTCGTTGTATTGCTTTTCGATTTAAATATAAAAAATGATTATGTATAGTATTCTTTTCAGTAGACCAAGCAAATACCTTAGGAGTATCTTGAGGAACAAATTGACTGATAAATTTAAAATTTAAAAACGACCATCGATTAAACACTAACTCCGGAGTCATTAAGAATACAACATCTGTTTCTTCAATGTACTCTAGTGTTAACAATAATTGTCGATAAGCAGGATAATGCCAACTATACTTTAAAGGATCGACCACGGTACAACTATTTGGATTTACAGTATTTGTAAAATACTCAAGTGCTTCTTTGAATGTAAGATCATTAACACTATATTTAAACTGTGTATTTGATAGATCGTTAAAAAACACAGCGTCAATTGAGTTGGCATTTTTTATCTTTGACAAATGATATCGAGCACATTCGACAAACCTTAGTTGACCAACATACAATATGTTAAAAGACTTCATGCTGGTAATTTGAAATCTTTAATGCCTGCTAGGTCAACGTAGTACTTAATATCTTTTTTGTATTTTTCCGCAAATTCTTCTTGTAGATAAGGTTGCCAGAATCCTTCTTGTAAGTTACTGTAGTCATGTTGAATACGATAACACAATCTATCTTTAATGTCGCCTAGTCTTCTATGTAATGTGATGCTATTATCAAATAAACAAAAGTCGTTGTTACTTTTATACCAATGATCGTAGATATACTTGTCTACAAATAGTTCTTTATCTATTTCTTTAAACACAGCATCGGATTCTTCTTTGGTCATACCTTTGATGCTGTAGATAGTATTTGAACTGTAGTGTAGGCCGACGATGCCACCGGGGCTACGCATAACGATAGGAATCTCTACGTCATCTTCTGGACACATGTTAGCGTGCATCACTTCATCCTGTTCCATACGTAGTCCGGGATTGATACGTCCGGGAGTAAACCTATGTACAAGAATCATCTCATCAAGCTCACTGCGAAAAGCATTGCTGACATTTTCATAGTAATCGGGTGTAGTAATAAATCCTGTACTAGACCCAATCATATTTTCAGCACCCAACAAAGCTACTCCGGGAGTAAATGTTAATGTGCCACTTTCATTGCTGTGCCATAATAGTTCGCCTTCGGCAAACATGCCTAATGGATTGCCGTCTTTGTCTTTCTTACCAGTAACACGCATTACATGTTTTCCGTCTTTGGTAAGTTCTTGCATACGTGCTACACTTTTTAGCCTAATACGATCAATCTCGTCCATGGCACCTGAAGTATCTTGTAAAGCCATACGAACAAGTTCCGGCCATGATTTACCAAGATACTTCTTAAGCATTAGATAACGTATGCCGTATCGGGTATCTCCAAACTTCTTACAAAAGTCTGTTTGTTTTTCCCATGTTAGATTACAATCTCGAATGATAGTAACTAAATTTTGTAGATGTAGGTTGCCAATTTCGGTCCATTGGTCATCTGTTATATTGTTAAAGTCTACATCGTCAATGAATATACCAAATCGACCTAGACCGGGTATCTTGCTAACCTTCATAGATATTGCCTCCCAATATCCCAAAATTTGTGTATTTTAAAATATCTAAAATGATAGATGTAATGCCGGTATCGTAATGTCCATCCAACAGTGTATTGATCATTTGACCACTCTATTAACTTCATAACGCCTCCTAATAGTTCTCGTAAGTTTCCTTACACAACTGATAAAAGTCAGCGTATTCTGGAAACACTTCTAGTAGATTAGTACCTAGCCTGCGATCGTTTTCTGTAAAGAACACATAGAAGTCTCTACGGCCCCTGTGTATCTTGCTAGGATCAACCGGATTAGTTCTCATAAACTCAGTGACTCGCCTAAACTTTACGATCTCTGAAAGCTCAAACCACTCCTTGTTGTCTTCCATGAATTTAAGTGTATCATCCATATAGACTAAGAAGTCGTCTGTAAGAATATTAATCATCCAATGTGGAGGATCCTTAAGGGCAGGTATATCTAAATGGAATGCTTCAACTCCGTACTCTTTACGCCACTCAATAACTTTTTCTAACAGTTTCTTATAGTTAGTAACACACAGTACATTAAAGGTACACATAAAATGTATACGTTTACCTGCTTCGACTACCACTCGCATGTTGCGTTCCCAATGGGCACAATCGAGTCCTGTACGCATATACTCTGCTTGCGGTCCCCATGAGTCAATAGAAGTAAACGTATTAAACTTCTTGATCTTCTTTTCTTGAAGTAATTTCTTTACTTGTTCTACAACTCGATCAATCCTAGCAAAACTTACGCCCAAGTTGGTATTAATACTTACTTCTAGTTCCGGAGCAGGTTCTCGATCTAGTAGATCAAAGAACTCCATTGCGGCTGGATTCATTAACGGTTCGCCACCGGTTATGCGTAGTGTGTGTAGATCTTTACGTAGATCAGGCCACCATTTCCAAAACGCATCAATGTAAGGATTTTCATCTTTAGGGCCGTAGTATGTTCCGTGTTCTAAAAAGTCAATGCTGTATTGCGGATGCGTAATGTCGTAATCGCCGTGCTTCTTTACTTCTTCCATCCACATGGTACTGGCCTGCGGGCCGCAGTATCCGCAACGGAAGTTACAATTATTGCCAAAACTAATTTCTAAGTATTTTGGATTAATAGGAGCACTCCATGGGCGCATGCCTAGCTCTTCGATCATAGGTTCTGCCCAGGTTGATCCGCTATGTAATATTCTATCGCTAGCATGTTCTCCTGGTAAATCCTCAATGTTCCAGCAGTAGAAACATTCTTTAGGCCGCTCGCCTTCTAGCATCTTCTTGCGCTGTTCTTTTTTCCATTTGGTATTATGTAACGCATTTGGGTTGGCGGCTATTTCGTCAAGTTGAATATGATGTGGTTTTGGATGATAGCAACTATGGTTATCTCCTGTGTGTAGATATAGGGTTTGATGTAGCCATTTCATCGCACAGAAACTAGGGCTAACCGCATTTAGTCTATCTCTAACAGACTTAAAAAATTGAATTTGTTGTTCCATAGTGTATTTAAGTACCTATATTACTACTGTTAAGTATCTTGAATAAATACTGCTATGAGAGGAACACAGAATGAGTCTATATAATTACGAACTTGATTTAGTTGAAAAACTAAAAGAAAAATACAGCGAGTGGGAGAATAAGTGGGATTACGACGATTCTCAAGACCCTGATATATTAATATCCCCAGAAAAAGATATAGCTATAGAATGGACAGATAATGGAATGTACAAAATTTCTAAATCAGGATTAGACGTAGAAATAGAGTTTACTGATTTCAGACAAGGACACACTTTTGGGCTTTATCGAGGGTACGATATAGAAAGCTGGCAAAAATATCGAGAGTTATATATTAAAGCATCGACGTCAAACGCATTTAGGATAGATGTTCCTTTATCAATTGACAAAATTGATTTCAAAGGAGAAGAGTGGGAGTACCACCACATGGTACGACCTGGTAGCTCTATGGGATTCTGTAATTTTAATCATTATGACCCAGAAAAACTAAATTTGTTAACCCATCTCACTCAATTAACAGAAAACTACTATCAGTTAATGTTAGCGGCTAAAGATATAGGGGATGGCCTGGTACCGGCCGTGCTAATTGGTAACACCCTAAGAGACAATGAAGGGTTTTACTTTGTTAGGCAAACTAGACGATGGGATCAGGATATAGTTAAAACAATTGATGATTCAATTTATAGCTTACCAATATTTCTAAAGTATTTCTTAGAAGTAGAAGAATCAACTTGTCAACAATGGAAAATAGATGCAGTATCAAAATGGGAGTCTTTAAAATGAACCAAGAAGAAAGATCTTTGTTTGGACTTAATGTGGTAATTAAAACAACTGACGGAAAACATATTAAGCCGTTCTATATTCCTCAGGCGTTTTGTTATACCCTTACAAGCCAATACACTAAACCTAACAGTCAAAATTTAATTGTTGAATTTGGCAACTTAAAAAGTACAATGTTATATCCAGAATTAAATGGCCTGTCTACAGGAAATTCTTAATAATATCTCTTTTCGATGACAATTCTTAGATCCCCGTCGTGAGACAAAAAGGAATTGTTTAGGCTAATATTACTATCAAATACCAGTATTGTTTGTCCCAGAGATAATATTTCGTTATATACCCATTTTGAAATTTCATCAGGATTACCGAGCGTTAATCCGTTATCGAGATACCATTGATACGAGGTGTTGTGATATAACCATCCTGCCGGGAATGATAAGAAAATTCTTCCACCAGGTCGAACGATAGTTAAAAATTCATCAACACTAGTTTTAATATCAGCCCACGTTGACGCCCAAACTGCATTTATACTAAAAGCACAATCAAACTTTTCTTTGTAGTCTTTTCTAAATTCTTCACTGTATTTTTGCCTATGATCGGCCCATTCACCGTTTGGATCCCAACCTATAATAGAAGGTATGTACTTTTTAAAGATATTCCATCCGCATCCTACATCAGCTATCGTTGTTGGATTACATTCTTCAAGATATTCTAAGTAATAAAATGGAGTAATACTAAAACTTGTTAGCCTCTTGTCCTCACGTTCAACACGTAAATTTGTTAAGTCTCGATTACCAGAAATTTCACGAGGTGTGGTTCCGAATAACTCCCATTGGGCTACTCCTAGAATATTGTGGCCTGTGCGCTGATAGTACTTTAATAGATTAGGTTCTGAATACACTATGTCGTATTCTTCCTTTATCTGCTGTCCTCTTTGTGTGGACATAAACCTATCGTAAAATGCTTTGTAATTTATTGGGTTGATCATAATCTTTTTAAACAATTCCTATTGTCATGAATCTAGTAAATCTCCAATTGGGATAAACAAATTCTTTTGAGCCCTCATAGGCATACTCTGTTAACGGATACAGTTTTTTAAATTCTTCCAACGATGTAGAGTGGACGTGATGATCGTCGTGCGGCATGTTGTTGCCCTGGAGTATTACCCTAGTACCTTTGGGAATATTGTCAAACCAATCCAGACTATCAAAGTGTTCGGTGCTGGTATTAATGATTAGGTCCGGTCCCCCTCTTACATGCCCGTTACAGTCTAAGGTATATGCTTTGAACTTCCATTCTTGCCAGACCCAGTTTTCATTGATCATATCGGCAATTGATTCACAGCTGGGATCAATATCAAAACTCTGTATTTGATCAACTTGAAACTTACCTCTACTCAACAACAGGAATGACGTAATGCCATACCATCCTGCATAGACATAGGTTAAATTGCTAGACCAACCTAGCTTTTCTAGTTCCTCGCATAGCCAGATCTTACTGCCTATTTGACCACTACTAAATGAATCTTTATTGATAATGTAATTTGAATCTGTCATATAACCATTTAAAATCGTTAATCATTTTTAATGCTTGGTTGTTAGTTCTATTAGCATCTCCATATGCCTTTCCGTCTTGTGCTCCTCTAACAACATAGTTACCAAAGGGTTTGTCTATTCCTTTAGAGCACCAAACTTTTAATCTAAACAAAGTCTCTGCTGTATCTTGATTGTTAATGACACTACTGGATAGCTTAACACATTCTCTAAACGCACTTCGCCACGCATTAAATTCGCTGTTGTTAAATCTTGTTTCGCACACTATTCGATCTACTAATTTTATTTGTCCTAATGAAGTAGTCACATCGATTCCTTCTACTTCGGTAAATGCATTTCTAGGAATAAGTTTAACAGCACCATTACCATATTCTAGTCCATTAACAGGATTAACTGATTTAAAAATGTGTATGTAGTTCCTATCAAATATGCTTGGAATAAAATCAAAGTTAAAATCAGTTATCCAACTGTCTCCATCAACAACATAAAACATATCAGTCTTAGCGATATAAGACGCCGCTTGATGTGCTTGATATATTCCTTTAACTCCCATAACTCGTTTAGCTCTAGGGCATATCTTTAATAAGTGTTCCCAGTTGTATTGTGCATTAGGTTCATCATAGCTGATAAACACAACGTCAAGGTCTTCCGGCAAGTTGGGTTTAACAAATCCCATACGTTTGATCCGTACAGGATCGTCTACTGTATTAATGTGCCACACTCGACATTTGTCCGGAAAGAACTTAAGATCTAAATACCAAACTAGTTCGTATCCCATATCTTCAGGCTGTACAGTATAACCTAAAGGATCAAACACATCAGGCAGGTCCTTGTTAAAAATAGGCGTCATAGTTCCATGCTATCCCAATTAACATCTAACTCTGCCGTCATGCTATCAAATCTAGGAGGATTGCTCCACGCGGCCTTAAAGAACTTGCTCTGTTCGGGATTTAGAAAGGTCATAGGAAGATTAAATCGCAAACTAAGTTCATCTCCTAGACTATTGATTTCCTTCATAAGATCTACTGAAGATTTTTCGTTAAACAATTCGTTGAGATAGTCAAAGTCTTTTACCTGTGTCCAATCCCAATCTGTACAGTTAGTCATATAGGCACCCAACCTTGCTCCGTAGATCGCCCATAGTCCATTCTCCACATCACTGCCTACACTGGTCCATACTAATAATCTTTTAAAGTTTCTACCCTCGATCTGGAGTTTGGCATCAATCAGCTCTTGCTTGCTTCCATAGTCTAGGGTCATCTTGACACCTTCTCGGAAGCCTGCTCTCCAAGCCTGTAACGGACTAGCATTCACATAGCTTACTGAATGTAGGTTAGCCATTTGTTTATATCGATTACTCCAACAGAAGTCTACCTGCGCCTGTTCTCCAAGCGAAGCTTCGTGCGTCCTCATTGACTCAACATATTCCTTAGTCCAACATTTAAGTCCTCCGTTGCCGTAGACTAGATTGTTAATGTAGTTTTTCCCACACCAAGAAAGCTGTTTATCTCTTAGACCCGGTTTGGCATTAAAGTCTAACGCTATGTTAAAGAATTTTGGATTCACAATGTTGTCACCATCTACGGTAATGAATCTTTCAGTATCGCTCAATTGTGCCGCTGCCTTGTGTGCGGCATCGCTGCCTTTGACTCCGTGTACACGTTTAGCCCAAGGTGCTTTGGTTAACAAGTCTGCCCAGTTGCGATCAGCATTGGGTTCGTCATAGCTGATAAAGACGCAGTCAATTTCCGCAAGAGAAAATCTACTGGGTAAAGATCTTGTAATCTGTTTAGGAGCGGCTTTCTTGGCCAATGCTTGATCAACTACGCAAAAGTCTTCCTTTTTCCAGTATCCTGATTCAAAGTTTCCTAATTCTATTTCAGATAGTTTGATTTTAAAATATTCTTGATAGTTCATTAACCATGTCCTTGTCTACATAATGTAAGATGCCGGTTTGTTTGTAATTACCTAATTTTAGTTCCCCTGGCTTGATATTGCGAGCAAGGTAATCAATCCAGTCTGTTCCTTTACCAAATCCTTGACATTCTGATTTCATATGTGTAAATGTTGGATAGTCCAAAGAGGTAAACACTTGTCCTTCTAATGCTAGAGCTTTAACAGCTATGGCCATAGCCAGATCAATGCTGGGCCACGTTTGTCTATGAACGGCCGCATATCTGTAAGCCCATTGATCCCAATGGGCTATGATGATTTTTAAAAGATCAAAGAACTCTTTGGCCAACGGATCTTTCTTAAAATATGTAAATGCGCTGTAGCAATTGGTTAGATCGTTCTTTATAAATGTATTTCTATAAGGAGCAGTGGCCCAGTCACCTCTAAATGTTTTTACACGATTAGTGATCAACAGGGGAAAACGATGTAAGTGATCCCACCAATGACTAACATCATTAAAGAACAGCATGTCAGCATCGAGCATGACAGTTTCATCGTAAGGAGATAGATCGTAAATTTTAGTCCTATTCAACATATAATCATTTTGATTATCTATGGGAATTACTCGATCGAATATGTTGCTTCCTGTGCTGTCAGTGATTAGGCTAACATTATTAACAGTACTCTGTGTTGCTTTGATACTACGTGCTAGAAGTTCTGCCATGTTGACATAAGATCCTTGGGCAACAATGATATAACCTTTAGTCATAGCCCATTTCCTTTTTAACGTGAGTGATCAAATTAAACTTATTCATCAGATGTACATCCTGTCCGTGTATCTTTGCTACACGATCTGTAGTAGATACTACAACAGTATCATCAGTCATTTTTATTATTTGATCTGCGTCTGTGATAAACCAAAGATTGACAGGAATGGCTACTGCTCCTAACTGATGTACAGCAATACTCCAGACGTGATCGTTGCGTAGATACCTATCTTTAAGTCCATATTCTTTAATATAGTCTTTGTAATTTGATTTGATCTGTTGACAGAGATCAAAGAATATTTTTGATCTCTGGTTCTTTTTAAAATAGAATAGGGTAGCCCATTGGAATTTTATCCCGCCGTAGTCATTGACATAGTCAAAGCTAGGAAAGGATCTTCCAAACACATCTTTAGAGTGCGAACAGATTAAGTAATCTTCTTGACTGTTCCATACTAGGTTTAACCTATCGGACTGTACGGCTATGTCAGTATCTATGACAAGCGTTTCATCGTAGGGAGTTAACTCCCAAGCCGAGCATCGATCAACATTTTTAAATGTTAATGTGTTTCCTGAATAAGACTTTTGTTGGTCAGTGTCTGCTGTAGAAAGTATAACGTGATCAAATTCAGTATAGGCATCGATACCGTAGGACTTTAGATTATCTAGAGATGTTTGATCTGTTACGATGCTGGTAGATTTGCCTAGCCAATGTTGAATCCTCCTAGCTTGCCAAACGGCTAGAAGGCTATAGTGTACTTGCTCGTTGTCATGAGCAAACAATAAGAATCCCTGGGTCATAGGCCTATTAAAGTTTTAACAGACCGTTGAGTTTTTAATTGATTATAAGTATTACCGTAATCGTTCAAGGCTGTATAATAGATATTATACGCTTGTTGATAAAAAGAGTCAACATCGTTGATCCAAATAGGTATCGAGTTCATATCCAGTAACCATTGACCGGGTTCTTTGATAGAACTAACAACAGCTAGAAGTTCTGCTGTGATTTGAAATAGTCCACCGCCATGCGCTAGTACACACTGGTCTTGAAACTTCTGTCGAGCAATTTGCCGTTGATTGGCATGCGTTTTTTGATAGTCAGCAAACTCTAAAGTATTATCCATCGATGTCCTATCAATACCAATCGTCGGTGCCTGCTGGCCCGTTTCCAGTTATTGTTGGCGGATCGACATTTACTGGAACTGTTCCGGGAATAGGACTTCCGCCAGAAGCTGGCTGTGTCCCAGTTGCATGTAACGCCCGACATTCTGCCACTGTTATGACTCCAATAAATGGAGCCGCTGTAACTCCGTCAGTAGTAAGAGTGGCTTCATCGTTAATGGTGATATCTATAAGTAGTTCTGCGCTGGAAGTATTTAAAGTGTAAACTACTGTAACCGATATTTTATGGGGAACAATATCTGTATATGCGTCAAGTGGGATATTATCTCCAGTTGTTACTGTTACAGTATATTGTCCGCCAGATAGTCCCGAAAGCCCTCCGGCTGTGATCCATCTGGCTCTGTCAAAAGATTGAGTAGCCGCGGCAAACATTACTACATAAGCGTAATCTTTAGTTCCGGCAAACACTGACATGCCCCCACGAGAGAAGTTACATATTACAGAACCACCACTATTAAAAAAATATCTCATTTGTGCAGCATCAGTGAATTGATATTTCCTTGAAAGACGATAGATACCATAAGTAGTCCAGACAGCTAGTGTTCTATCTGTATATGCTTGTGTCGTTCGGTTGCTGGCTCCGACTGTTGTCGAACCAGCATTACTTACAATCGTAGATGCGGCATTTTGATATGCCACTACATTCGCCCAAAAAACTTTATTTCCCTGAACAACATTAGCAGGAACCCCGTAATCTCCTCCGGTTTGGTACCAATACGCACTACGCACGTCTTGAGCAAGTAGTCCCCACTCTGAGGCAGTGATCCGCTGTCCTACAACCACTGAAGTACTGCTGGTCGCGGCTCCGTAGCCCCAAGCACGGGCGCTGGTATCTGCGAATCGATCTCCGAGTACTTTGGTTACGTCTAGCTGTATAGAATTATACTCGGCGGCTAATACTGGAGTATACTGTGCCATAATTTATAAAAGATTTCAACTCCAATTTTGATTAACTGAAAGATATGGGCCCGCAGTTCTCACGGGACCTGTTCCCGGAATAGGACTACCTCCGGATGTTGGCTGTGTTCCATAAGGAGTAGATACAAAACTCAATTGATTGGCGTCTACTGTAATTTTAGGAGCCGGCACCGCGCTGGGCGGCGAGTTAGTGGTCCTAGTGGCTCCGTCGGTTATTGTAGTCGTAAAAGTTATCTTGGCAAGGGCACAATTCATAGTTACAGTAACCGCCCTGGATATTTTATGGGGAAGGTCTCCTGTGTAAGGATCCGTCCCACTTGCAACATCAACAGTGTCTCCAGTAGTCAAAGTATAAGTTTGTGTTTGTGCCCCAATGGTACTCTGCTCACTTAGTCCCCCAAAACCAATCCAATCAACTCGAGTGAAAGTGAGTGCGGTAGCCTCCAATACATTTTTATAGGCATAATTCTTCGTGCCAACAGTTGGAGTTCCGGTAACGCTCCAAATTACAGCAATAAATCCGCCAGCATTAAAAAACTGTCTCATTTGTGTAGAATTGTTCCAGAGAAACTCTCTACTAGAGGTTTTAGATACTGGGGTATCTAATACTACGGCAGGCCAGTCCGTAGCGAGCAGATCTTGACTCAAGGTCTGCTGGGTCTGCCTCTGCCCGGTACCGACGGTGTTTGTAACAGCATTGGACACAATAGTATTTCCGGCATTTTGATAAGCAACTACGTTTGACCAGAAGATATCAGCACCCTGGACGACAGCGGCCGGCACACCATAGTCTGTTGAACTTTGATACCAATAGGCACTTCGGATGTCTTTGGCCAGCAGGTCCCATTCAGTGGCAGCAATTTCTTGCCCAGCTATCACTGAAGTACTAACGGTGGCAGTACCATAACCAAACGCAGGCTCAATCGCATAACCTTTATCACCTAGTACCTTGGTTACGTTATATTGTATGTCGTTATATTCTTGTGCTAATATTTGAGTATACTGTGCCATATTAGTTCATCCTCAAGGTGACTGTTGTATTACCTAGGTCATCGGTTGTTTCCATAGCCCATTTACTGGGCATAGCTTCAGCATGAGCAACTTTAACGTAATTAATAGTCCTCGTTGGATTCGCTGAAAATTTTCTAGCAAAGTCGTCAAAGGCATGTTTTGCGAAAATAACTCTCTCGTGTGTGACAAGATCAGCACTGGAAAAATATCCTAGTTTTTTATATAAATTCGCTTCTTCTTTGTCTGCGGCTGCTATATGAAATATGTCACCACGTGCTTCGAATAGTGCGTAGACTATATCTGGCCATTTTTCTACCCAGTCATACATACCGAGAATTTTATATTCTGGTACGATTCCACCGATAACAGTTGACGAATCGGTACTTTCCAAATTACTGGTCTTGTAAGCGTACCCGCCCATCCATGTACCGTTGTCGTCAAAAATACTAACACCAAATCCTATACTTTCTGCAGGAGCGGTAACTGATAACAGATTTATGAGATTCTGTTTTTCTTCTAACGTCATTGTTTGTACTGTAGCCATTTGCTAATCCTCAATTTCTTATATTTATGTGTATGTTTAAACTCTAAAACTTTCGCCGCAGCCACAACGATCGCGTTCGTTGGGATTGCTGAAATCAAATCCCTCGTTCAAACCATTACGAACCCAATCTACGGTCAAGCCTGCTAGATAAGGTTCGTGTTGTTGATCTACTAGCACAACAAAATCATTTTGGGCATAATTGATCACGCCCACTTCTGATTCGTAATGGTCCACATATTCTAGCACATAGGCCAGTCCGCTGCAGCCAGTAGTCTTTACGCCAATCTTGATACCAACGCCCTTGCCTCTTTTAGCCAGGGCATTTTTTACTTTGTTGTGGGCTTGCTCTGTTAGTGTGATCATGTTACTATTTAACTATAAATATAGACATGATAGAAATTACTAATACAGCGATGTACAAGATCAAAGACATTTTAGCAGAGGAAAACAATCCTAAGCTCAAAGTCCGAATGTTTGTTCAGGGCGGAGGTTGCTCCGGTTTCCAATACGGATTTACCCTAGACGACGCAGTTAACGAAGATGACTTTACCGTTGAAAACAGCGACGATCTATTAATAGTTGATGGTATGAGCATGCAGTATCTTACAGGTGCCAGGGTAAACTACAAAGATGACCTAAGCGGTAGCCAATTTGTCATAGAAAATCCCAACGCAGAAACAACCTGTGGATGCGGATCCAGTTTCTCTGTATGAAATATCAACCATTACAACACAAGACCATAAAGTTAGAAAGCCGGGCACAACTTGACTACGATGCCAAAGATGGTGCTTATCTAGTTCCTGATGAAAACTCTAAAGTTTTTATACATTGGAAAAATGACTCAGAAAAAATCCTAGCTACCTACACAATGACATTTCCAACCAAAATAGAGGGCAAAGTTACCTTTATCAACGCATTGGATAAGGCTGTACAAATACGGGCAATTTGGTAAAACCTGCTCTTGACAACTAGTCAAAATCATTGTATAATATACACATGTTCAACGCAGATTGTACACTATAATGGAAGCTCTTAAAGAAACTACAGGTGGTCTATTTCCACCGCACGTCTATCTTTTGGACGGTACTAGCCTTGTGGCTTATATACAACAAAACACTACCCAGCCCTTTTACTTTAAGAATCCAATCAAAGGCTTTTCAAAGAGTGGCCGCAAGTTTATGGTAGTCACACCAAATCCTTTCAAAGCCAAAGTTAAATCTAATCTCATTACTGTCACTGGCAGTAAGGGACAAACCTATTCAGTAGATCCGGATGCTAAGACCTGTTCTTGCCCTGGATTTACATTTCGTGGTGCCTGTAAACATTTGGAGAATGTATGATTGATCCTTGCGATAGCGTTATTCGCAGTCTAGAAGACCATCCTAGCCGTCTTAACAAAGAGGCTATCATTGAAGCACAGTTGGACAATGAAGAATTGTTTGAAGGCTTTAATTTAGCACTAAGCCCCTACATCACTTTTGGTGTTAAGAAGGTTCCAAGTCACGGTGGCCCAGATGGACAGGGCTTGCCTTGGATTGCCTTTAAAGAATTGTGTACTCTTTTAAGTACACGACAGCTTACTGGTGATGATGCCCGTTCGGCAATTGAACTGGCTCTGAGTGCTAGTACACAAAAGCAATGGAATGATTGGTATCGTCGTATCCTTATCAAAGATCTACGTTGTGGTGTAAGCGAAAAGACCATTAACAAGGTTAAAAAGAACGCTATTCCTGTGTTTGAGTGTATGTTAGCACACGATGGTGCCAATCACGAAAAGAAAGTAGCAGGTAAGAAACTGCTTGAGCCCAAGTTGGACGGAGTCCGTGTGTTAACTATTGTTGACACTGAAGCCCGTACAGTTGTTCAATACAGCCGCAATGGTAAAGTATTGGAAAACTTTAGTCACATCACAGATGGACTGCTGGCCCACATTGACGACTTTGAACGCAGTTTTGTCTTAGATGGTGAGATCATCAGCACCAGCTTCCAGGCACTGATGAAACAGGTACATCGTAAGAGCGACGCTGATGCCAGCGATGCTGTGTTGATGCTGTTCGACATCCTGCCACTTAGCGAGTTTAAGAAGGGCAAGAGTGTGCTGGGACAGCGCCGCCGTAGCAAATATCTACAGAATTTTAAAGCTACCTTTGACAAGGTTGGCAACATTGGTATTATTCCACAAACAGAAGTTAACCTAGACGAATATGTGGGCGAATTGCTGTTTAAAGAATTTAACAAAGAAGCTATCGATAATGGCTACGAAGGCATCATGATCAAGGATACAGATGCCCCCTACGAATGTAAGCGTTCGGTCAGCTGGCTCAAGCAAAAGCCCTTTATTGAAGTCAGCCTTACTGTTAAAGAAACAGAAGAAGGCACAGGCCGTAACGAAGGTAAAATGGGTGCCCTAGTCTGTGAAGGCACAGAGGATGGCAAGTTGATCAAGGTTAATGTAGGATCTGGATTTACTGATTTGGATCGAGATGAATTTTGGTCATGCCGTGTAGACGGACAGGTTGTAGAAGTACGTGCCGATGCTATTACTCAAAATCAAGATGGAACATATAGTCTGCGCTTTCCGCGATTCCTACGATTCCGCGGCTTCGCAGTAGGAGAAAAGATTTGACATTACCAGACGAAAGATATCGTGCTGTGGTACAGACACAAAAGTTGTTAGAAGATATTCTTATGGGAAAATACAAAAGAGTACCCAAGGAAATCAAAGAGCGGGTTAGAGGATGCCTGCGACATTATCCTAGCGAATGGGATATGGAACATGCTTCGGAAACAGCTCCCAATGTGTTCCAAAAACGAATGGAACCTCTGTATCGAATGGTAAAGGTCTACGATATGGAAAAGAAAGGAGAGATCAATGATTAAACAAGGAAGCAGATGGGACAGCACAGATGGTAAAAAATTTATTGTCCTGGCAGAAGTATTTCTAGATGACGGTGTTTGGATCCATTATCGAGAAGAAACCAACAAAGAAGGCACTCCAAAAGAATACAGTTGCTATCGAGAAAGTTTTGAGAGCAGATTCAGACCACTACCAGATGAACATTAAACAACTAACGATTGACGTAAAGACTATCCGTCCCGGTGACAAACTATGGCATATAAATTCCGGATTCGTACAAACACCTCGGGCTGGATTCGAAATATCCAATCAGTGTCCCCGAGAATACAAAGCTATATTGGCTACCTGTATACAAAATGGTTGGTTAAAACCGGTCGCGTATCTACGAGGTTCCGAAGCCACAATGGAATACCTAAAATGCTAGAAAAAGACGCGGTCAAGGATCTGTTCTACGGTGGTATAACAGAATTGATGAATAATAAAGAGTTTTATTATCGCAGTAGTGTCGGAGCCGATTACAGTCATTGGACTGAGAAAGGCTCTTTTGTACTGCTGGAATTTGTAAATTCAATGACCAAGCAGATGCACACAGCAGAAGAGCGGGCACTGGACAAACGTGCTAAAGAGTTAGTACTTAAAGGTTTAAAAGGAGAAAGTGTTTAAAGTGGCAAAAGAAGATCAAATTAGCATGATGGGCAAGGTCGAAGAAGTCCTGCCTAATGCTATGTTTAGAGTTAAGTTGGAAAACGAACATACAATCTTGGGGCATATCTCGGGCAAGATGCGCCAAAACAAAATTCAAATTCTATTAGGCGATACAGTTAGAGTCGAAATGAGCCCATACGACCTAAGCCGTGGACGTATCGCATATCGTGAACGATAAAAAAGGGCCCTAAGGCCCTTTTTATTGCTCTACACCTAAATATACAGCCCATTCTGGATGCCTAATGTCAAAAGGCATACCTCTCCTCTTGTCTACAAGTTCCCAGTAGGTTGGCTTGTGTGGCTTGACCTTAGGCACAATTTTCTTGTTGTTACCTTTGTTAGCATTACAAGGAGCACAGGCTGTTACACAGTTTTCAAAGCTGGTCTTACCACCGTGGCTGGTCGGCAACACGTGATCTAGTGTAGCAGTCTTGCGGCTTACATCTGTTCCGCAATAGGCACAGTGGTAGCCGTCACGCAGGAACACGTTGCCCTTGGAAAATCTAACGCCAGCCTTCTTTTTCATGTATTCTCTCAACATGATGACAGCAGGAACACGAGTTTCCCAGCGGGCTGAACGGACAATCCAATCGTCGTGCCAGCTCAGTACATGGGCTTTATCAAGCACCATATATTTGATAGCATCTTGCCAGTTGATGATACTGACAGGCAATAGACTCACTGGTTGTGCGTCGGAATTAAGTAGTAAACAATCGCTCATAATACCTATTTAGTTGGGGGTTTATTACAAGTAAAATTATAACATAGAATGGTAAAAATATCAACCAATATTTCTATCACTATCGGCAGAAAGGCTCCAAATCTTTCTCTGTTCAACACCTTTCATTTGGGCAAACTGTTTTGGATTACAGTTGGCACAGACATGAAAGTAATGATTACTAATACGTTGCTTATCCATTTTGCCCTGCTCTCTTTCGAACAAGGATTGGCAACTGTCGCATCGAAATATCACTAGTGTTTTTGTTCTAGTATAAGCGTGTGACTTTTTTAATTTACTGGATCTAGTGTATTTGGTCTCAATCTTTTTAGTTTCTATGAACATGATATATTTACGTTTGGATTATAAAAATCCAAACTAAATAGCACTATACGTCACATTGGGGCCATCATTCATGAGCAATTTATTCAATTCTTTCAATTCAATTTCAACCGTTACTGACACTACAGTATTTCCTTTGGTGGAAAACGGACAAGCTAGAAAAGCCACAGGCCTTGACATCAAGAACTTTATTGGCAGCATCAACGGTTTAATTGGATCAACAGGTAGCCAAGGTGCAACTGGTATTCCGGGTGCTACAGGACCTGCGGGCAGTGACGGGGCAACAGGTGCTAACGGTGTAGATGGCGCAACTGGAGCAACTGGCCCGGCCGGTGCTACTGGCGAAGGCGCAACTGGCGCCGGCGGCTCTACTGGTGCTACAGGTCCTGCTGGTGCTACTGGTTCAGGATCAACAGGTGCTACGGGCCCAGCCGGAGTAGGTATAAACATTAAAGGGTCTACTAGTACGGTTGCGGCATTACCCGGATCAGCAGTAGGAGAAACTTTCGTATTTCAAAATCCAGGATTTGCCTATACAGTTGACGGGTATGACGGAAATTATCCTGTTTTAACGTTGGTTAGAGGTCGCACTTACATCTTTAACTTCCAAGCAGTAACTAGCAGTCATCCTATAGCTTTGAGATTATCGGACGGCAATACATCAACTGTGCCCGGAGCTCAGGGCAACGATGCTGCAAATGGTGTTAACGGAGCAACTGTAACATATACTGTTCCAGTAGATGCTCCCAACAGCATAGTATATCAGTGTCGTTATCATAGTGGCATGATTGGTACAATTAATATTGTAGCAGAAACAGCCGGTAACACAGCCGGCGATGGATATATTGTAGAATTTGATGGTCATTTATATGTGTGGGATGGTAGTCAATGGATAGATGCGGGACAAATCGTAGGACCAATAGGTACCACTGGTGCTACAGGTCCAGCCGGTGCTACTGGTTCGGGCTCAACAGGTGCTACTGGTCCAACAGGTGCTACAGGACAGACATTTGCTAATATAGCAACAACAGAACAAATAGGTGGTGTGATCGTAGGGCATAACCTTGCAATTACAACATCGGGAATATTAAGCAGTGTATTATCTGCTATTGGTGATACTCCCCCAGACGGCGCAGTACTAGGGGATCAATGGTGGGATAGTACTATAGGACGCGGCTACGTTTATTACGATGGATTATGGGTAGAAATGAGTCCAAACGTTGGCGCAGTTGGTCCTAACGGAGCACAGGGTGAAAATGGTGCTACCGGTGCTACAGGATTAACTGGTAGTACAGGTCCTAGTGGAGCGACCGGTCTAACTGGAGCAGGAACAACTGGTGCTACTGGATATCAAGGAACAACTGGAGCCACTGGACCACAGGGTATTAGTCTAGTATTAGTTGGTAGTACAGATACTGTTACAACATCTACAGTTGGTATAGGTCAAGTAGGTCAGGGATGGATTAATACTACAGACGGCGATGTTTATTTTTGGAATACATTAACAACACTTTGGGAAAACATTGGACCTATCGTTGGTCCGGCCGGCGGCCCTGGCTCTCAAGGTGCTACTGGTTTAGTAGGTGCCACTGGTACAGCAGGTGCTAACGGATTTGACGGAGCAACAGGCCCGGCAGGTGCCACTGGCGAGATTGGAGCAACAGGGATAGAAGGTGGCACGGGTCCAAGAGGGTCAACTGGCCCCCAAGGTTCAACAGGTATTCAAGGTCAAATTGGAGCTACTGGTAACGATGGTGCGACTGGTCCTGCTGGTAATGATGGTGCTACAGGTCTAGAAGGAGCCACTGGACCGACGGGTGCCACTGGTAACGATGGTGCGACTGGTCCTGCTGGTAATGATGGTGCGACTGGTGCCACAGGAGAAATTGGAGCAACTGGCGCCGCAGGTCCAGATACTTACACCCCATTTACACCCACAGACTGGCAAGGTAGTCCAACTGTAGCAACATTTACAGCAGGTCTAGATGAACTTGCTGGTAGAACAGTTACACTTGAAGATAGCAAGGATAGACTAACCACAGGTAGTTACAGCGTAGTGTTAGGCTCGGATGGTACACTAACTGCTCCGGGACATATTGTTCCTGACGCTGACCTAGCCTATGACCTAGGTAGCACCACTACACAGTGGCGTAGTATCTATGTGGGCACAGGTACAATCTACATTGGTGGAGTAGCACTGGGCGTTAATGCTGACAACTATGTCACCGTTAACGGCAATCCTATCATTACAGTTGACACCGCAAGTAACCTAACTATCCCCGGTGAGACTGACTTATCAATTGTAGTAGGTGGTGGTTCATTAGGAAACATCGAAGTGGCAGAAGTAGATGAATGGGTGCCGCCAGGTGGCGTTTGGCGATTGTTTATTGTTGTCGAAGATTATCCTACTTTAGGTGACATTGTTCAGATAGGCGACACCTTCACCACATCCTGGGGAACTCCCATAACTGCCACTATTACAGATATTGTACAAGACTCCGGCGATTGGCAAATCCACGTTGAACAAGATATTACTGCGGGGCATAATGATTATGACACAGTTACATTTAGTTCAGTATCGGGCAAGACTTGGCGTTTTGACACAGATGGTAACTTAACATTCCCGCAAGGTACTCTACTTGGTTATAGTGATCCGGGAGGATTTATTATAGACGGTGCTGTTGATAAAGATATTGCGATCTAT